GTTCTCCTGTTTTCTTATCTATTACAGGTTTGCCGTTATCATCTACAACACCATCTAAACGGATCATTTCATTAGTAATTCCGTTGTATTGATGCACTTTAGGAGTTAATAATTGCACATAGTCGGTATCTGAGCTTACAATAATATGTGTATCATCAGGGTGTAAAGCAATAAAACGTGCAATAATATCATCTGCTTCTGCAATCTCGCATTGTATTACACTACAGTTTGTTCTTTCTTTAATAAATTTAGTAAAGTCATCGTATGCTTCAAAAAACAATGCATCTTCTTCTTGTTCAGTGGGAGATTGCGCTGCACGTTTATCGCTACGATTCTTTTTATAAGGAGTGTAAAAATCTTTCCTCCAACTGCGTCCTTCTAATGCAAAAAGTACATGATCGGCATTAAATTTTCGAAAGCATTTATTTACGCTATTAAGTGTAACATGAATAGCCATACCAATTTTAGTCTCTGCATCGCCTCTTACAACATGCCTTGCACGAAAAAAAGTATTCATAGTATCAACAAGTAAATATGTAGCCATTACCTTATAAGCCCTGTAAATGGTTTCGTTTTAGCTTTAGTAATAATACTTTGTTTTTTTATTTCTGTCAATTGATTTTTTGGAAAGTCTTTTTTATCAAACCAAGACATTTGTGTAACTACAGATTCAGTAATATTTTTAGACCAAGCAGTGTGTCCATCTCCTCCGAAATGTTGGCCATCTATTTTCTTGTAATTGTTTTTTATTAAAAAATCATGAAAAGTTTCTTCATACGGTTTGTAATACTTTTCGTTCCAGTTATATTGTTTTGTTGAATCAAAAGAAGTGTACGTGTTAAAAAATAAGTGTCCGATTTTTAAATTTTCTAAATACTTATGAAATTGATAAATTTTATCATGCCATTCGTGCGATTTTTCTAATAATGTTTTAGATGTTTGTGTTGTTACCCAATCTTTATATTTTTCTTTAAATTCTTCCGGAACACTATCTGTTCCGCTTGCCGTCACCTGGATCCAGTCTTCTCCGTGTTTCCATTCTTCTCTTTCGAATGAAGTCCACCCTATTAATAAGAATATTTTAGATTTATCTTTAGTTTGCTCTAAAAAATTTTTAGTGGTTCGGAGTATCCTGTCGTTGCTACTTGCACTTTCCGCCTCTAAAAAAATTCCTTGATTTAATGTTTTAGAAATTTTATATCCGTATGTATGAGGTATAGCTTCAGGGTGTGCTCTACGTCCGTATGCTAGATAACGAGGATCTTCGTCTGCAAAACAATAACCATTTATTATTCCTGCACCTGCACTATGACTATCACCATTTACATACACTATACTCATTTATAGATAGTCCTGTTTTCATCTATACGTTCTGATCTCTGTAAAGCTTGTTCTTTTTCATAACTTTCTAAAACTACATTTCTACAAACAGATTGAAGCCAGCGATCTACGATATCTGCATCTGTTTTTCCTTGATACCCAGCTCTAATAAGTTTTGCAACAAATTGATCATTCCAATCTAATTCAAATGCTCCTTGTTCTAAAGTTTCAATATCGACTTCCATTCCTAGTACACCTACCCAAGGCTCATTTTTTTCTGTTGCAATTTCTTTTTGGGTTTTCTTTTTTTGATTTTTCGATTGTTGTGTTTTTTTTGCAACACTCTTAGGATCTCCTAAAATTGCTTTCTTAATCTTATCGAACATTTTTTCCCCTTGCAAGATCAATAATATCCCATACTGCATTTACTGAAAGCAAAATACCTGCGATAAACAACATATCTTCGCCCCATTTAAAACCAACATACAACAGGCATAGTGCCGCACCTACTGTAGTAATAGCTGTTATTTTTGATTTCATAATCCATATTTCCTTATTTGATCTGGATCAACCGGAGCAGTCATGGCCTTTTCCAATTGCTTATTTTTATATTTACTTTTATGTTCCCCAGGCATTTCCGAAGAGACTGATGTGGAGCCTTGGTGTGAAACGCCACCCTCGTTCCATACATAATTCTGCGACTTGCTGAACATTGAGCGTATACTCTTCCGAACGTCCGCCAAGCGGCATAAGATATACTGCACACTCAACGCCTGCGTCACGGTATGCTTGAACAGCCATACTAACTTCGTCCACATCCACACTGTCAGCGACAACAAACTTGAGATAAAGTTCACTGTTATTAATGCCAGCGTAATCGGCAACAATCCCAGGCTTAATAGCATCAGACGCAAGTTCTCCGCTAACACTAAGTTTCGGGGAACAACTCCAAGTGACTTCAAATCGTCCTTGATTGTTGAGATAGTTTCTAAAGTCTTCCCTAAGGGATTGAGTAGCATTTGTTTCAAATGTGACATTTTTTAAATCCTTCATCCTTGGATGTTCTAATAGTTCTTGATAGAATTTTTGCCAACCCAGCAGAGGTTCTCCGCCTGTAAAAATTAGATGCACGTCTTGACCGTTCTGCATAGTCCAACAGCCTTCGGGTGTGAGACTGAGCAAATGTTCTACAACTTCATCTACAGTTCTGTCCATCATAAACTTTTTAAATTCTGGATAGATACTTGCATATGTGTCACAGCCTGTGTGAATAATAGGCAAGTCTTCAAACTTCTCTGTTGTATTTACAACACCACTATCCAACAATGCTTTGACTTCTGGATTGTGTTTACCTTTTGTTGTACCTCTAGGCAAACCAAAGTTCATGCAACGGAAGTTACAACCAAAGGTGCGTAGGAATACACTGGGTACTCCTACAAACTTGCCTTCACCTTGTACGCTGTAAAATGCTTCACTGTATCTAAGTTTCATTCTGTAGATTCCTTTGATTTAATGATAGTAAAAGTTCCATCATTGTTATCAATCCATTGTAGTGTATCTCCAACATCGGCACCAAGTGCTTTTAATACATCTTCATCTAATGGAAGAATAAGATCGTCTCCGTCTTGAATTAGTTTAATTGTTTTCATACCAGATCACTCCATTTAGCAAGTTTTTTTCGTTTTGCTTCTACACGTTTGTCCAATTCTTCAAAACTAACGACATCCCATTCTTGCATAAGATTGATCATACATTGAATATCGCCTAGTTCATCCACAAGCTCTTGACGCTTGTGATCTAAAGTACCTTGACGTAAAACTTTACTACATGCTTGTATAAGTTCTCCACATTCTTCCGAAGTAATTACCATTAACTGTTGTTGTGCATCTAATTGATTCATGGACGATTCTCAACAATTTTATCTGCAAGCCCATAATCGACTGCTTCTTGTGCAGTAAGAAATGTATCAAATTTCATTGATTCGAACATTTCATTATAGTTCTTGCCTTTGCTATTATGTTTTACATATAGTTCTGTAAGTCTACGATTAATTTTCTTGCTTTCTTCTAACGCACGTATTGCATCTTCAAATTGTAGTTCTTGTACGTGTACGCTACCACTAGTTCCGGGAGTACCCGAACTTACACGATGAATCATTGTACGACTTTCTGGCAACACAACACGTTTACCTGCTGTTCCTGCTTGTGCCAAGAATGATCCCATACTACATGCTTGTCCAACAACTACTGTGCTAACATCACATTTAATAAATTGCATAGTATCGTAAATGCCAAGTCCTGCAGTTACAAGCCCCCCTGGGCTGTTAATATAGAATGTAATATCTTGATCTCTGCTTTCGCTTTCTAGATAAAGCATTTGTGCAATTACTAGATTTGCACTATGATCATCTACTGGACCATTCAACATTACAATACGATCTTTTAGCAACCGGCTATATATGTCGTATGCACGTTCTCCTTGAGAACTTTTTTCTACCACCATTGGTATTAAACTCATAAGTCGATAACCCTTTCTTTACGAGTATGCCATGGTGTATAGATTGCACTGTTTGCACCATGCTCACTGCACTCGCAACTTTCACACCAACATCTGCCATCTGTTTGTTCACGCACCAATTGATCTGCAAAGCGCCATGCATGTTCTGCAAACTTTTCTGTCCCTACACCATCAAACAATCTAATCTCTGCAAGTCCTGCTTTTTCGAGCTCTTCTAATTGATATAACATTGGGTCTGCACGATCAATCACTACTTTATGATCAAAGTTATCTTCGAGCCAAGCCTTCAAAGGTTTAAGTCCTCCGAAGTCTACAGCCCAATTTTTTTCATCTAGCTCAGAACATCCAAATGTAAATTTAAATGCTAAACTGTATCCATGCAGTAAATGACAGTGTGAATGATCAGCATTAGGCTGACGAAATACTGCTGATAGACCAATATTGTGTCCGTATGTTTTTGTACTATAATGAGGCATCTACCTTCTCCTAAGTTATAGGGCGGAATATTTAAAGACGGACGATCCTGTGACGTCTATTATTAATATTTTACTATGTTTTATTAGTCATGTCAATTTTTATTTCAGGCACAGGCGATTTATCAGGTGGTGTAATTTTTTCTTCTATACGCTGCCATGCATCTTTTTTAACAGCTTGTATAGCTATAATACATCTAAGTTCGCCACACCGGCGTTGAGGACCTTTGCCTATATGAGGATTGCTCCCATCAAATATAATTAATTTTCCTGCTTCAAATTTACTTATTGCACAATGGGACTGATCTTTATTGTATACTACAGTCTCTCCTCCCCAGTTATCTTCCCATCTTTTATTTAGATAAAGAACTCCAGTAAGGCTTTCGTTTTCTTCTAACCAATCTTTGTGAATATCTCCGTCTTGTCCAAAGGTGTTTCCTGCTAACATATTTCTGATTAATATATATTCGTCACCAATAATATTTAAAAAACGGCTACCAATATCAACTAATCCTTCGTATGTGCCTTCTCTGTACCCACTTCCTAAATGAGGCTTACAATCGTAATAGTGTTGAAACCACATTGGATATATAGTAGTCTCATCACTCTTTTGTCCAAATCGCCAATTTGCTTGACATACAGTAGCACCCCAAATTTGTTGTAATTCGCTCTCGTTTAAAAAATTTGGATGCTCGGTGATCAAATCAATCATTTTCCATTTCCCATTCGGAGTATATACTACTTAATCCCCATTGCATGACGCTATATTCATTTAGTTCTTCTCTGAAATCTTGCACTTCGTTGATTTGTTCTTCTGTAAGTTCGTAAATCTCTTCAACTCCATAAAAATTGCAAACGTAATCTCTTACACTATCTGTAATATCACGTTCATAATTTTCTTCCCATTTATGTATTCTATTCCATTCAAACGCCATTTTACCACCACTCCTCAAACGGAAACACAATCCACGCAGGATCTTCCTCTTTGTTAATTTCAATACTTGTATAGTCCACATCAAACTTGCTGGGCACATTGTCAATGATTGTAGCAAAGCGAACTGTGTTGTGCCAAATATCTTTCCAATGTGGATCATCTGGCAAACATCCACATGACCAATCTTCTTTGATCCAACTAAATGTCTCACCTGTGTCGTTGATGTCATCTAGGATGAGAATCTTTTTACGCCTGCTAGGATCGCTACAGATCAACTGGCCATCTACTTCTGTTCTATCTTCTGTGGTAACATACCCAAACGCATCTTCTGCCATCCAACCACTACTTTCTGGACCATGATCAGCATCACGCAGTCGTACATCCAGTGTGTGCATTTTGATACCTGTGTAGTGACTCATCATCACTGCTGGAATCAATCCGCCACGTGTAACACCCACAATATAATCAGGACGCCAATTGTCATGATACATTTGTGTTACAATGTCTAACACACCTGTTTGAATTTTGTGTTGACTGATATAGCGTTTATTCGTCATCTTCATCTAACCATGGTTGATACCATGCCTCCCAATCCATTTTAAAATCTTCATCTTGTTCAGTATAGTGCTTTGCTTCTTCCAACAAACTAGGATAATCTTCTAATAATTCTCTAAAAACATATGCTTGTGATATACTAGCATCCTCTCTGTGTGCTTCGCTATCTAGTTCTTCAGCCTGCTCCCATTCATCCCATACTTCATTATGTGCATCTTCGTTAAGATCTGAAATTATATCATAAACTTCATTTTTAGTTCTCATCGTCAACCTCTACTTCCCAACATCTATGTTGCTCTCTGAGTTCTTGTTTTAATTGTTCTACTCTACGTTCCATCCACGATATAGCAGTGTAGATATGTCCAGTATCTTGTGGTTGTAAACACGACTTTGCATATTTGATTTCGTGTTCTAGTGCAATAACTACTGCTGGTTTACTAATCATTCCACTGTAACCTTTAATGGACCGTAAATCCATGTTTCACTGTCTTCGTCATACCAATCATTTTCTTCCATATAGGTATAACT